AGTAGTTAAATAAAATATAACAGTTATGCTGCTCTTTGTCGTCTTTTGTGATTGTAACTTATTCTTTTTCCGCTAGTCTTTGACCTTTTAAATTTAAGTTTTTCTCTATTACTTAATTCTTTAGTTGTTTTAGGAGTCTTACTACTAACCCTTTTTGAAGGTCTGCAAGCAGGGTAAGGTCTGCCATCTCCCTTCTTACGACCACAGGGTTTACCTGTTTTTACATCTACCCACTTCTCTTTGAACCACCTGTCGAGACTCATGCCTTGGTGTAACCTCCACCTGCTGCTTTATATTCTCTAACAAGTTGACCACTTGCATAAGCAGAAGGCCACTTCTTGACTCTTGCTTTGACTCTTGCTTTGATTCTTGCATAAAGTTCTGGCTTGGTTGGTTTATTTGCCATTACCTACCACCTTAGAGTCTTCTAATCTTTTATATACAGATAATGTATAGTCTTGATCTTTACCATATCTAGGGTCAGACATAGCTTTTGTAAGTTCTGCCTGTGTTTTAAATGTATTAGTATTACTTGTTGCTGTTCTACCATTTATCAGTTGTGGTTCATAACCTTCCGCTTCTCTCATCTGTGCAGCAAAACCCTGCACTGCAACCTTAATCATTGTCGGGTCTTGAGTATCAAGTATCTTATCAAATGCCTTGAGAGTTTCGTCAGGCATATTAGCTTGTGTCCAATCTCTTAATTTTGAGTAACCTTCTTCCCCACCTGTAACTGATAATATATCTTGCAACTGTGATTCCTTTATATCTTCAGCAGGGTTAGATTCTCTATCTATACCATTTAAATAAGTATCAATAACTTGTTTAGAAAATCCTGCTTCTCCTAGTTTCTGGTAATCATCTTCTGTAATACTACCTGTTTCTTCAAAAGTTTTACTGATTACTTGTGGGTCTATACCGACCTCTTCCAGAACTGAAGCTAAACCATCTCCATAAACTTCAGCAGCGTCAAAGTTTTCAGTACTTTCTTCTGTCTGAGTTTCTTCTTCAGTGGACTCTTCAGCAGTTTGATCTATTGCACCAAGCTTACCTTCTAGTTCTTTGTAGCTGTTTACCATATCAGCAGCAGTTTTAAACTTACCTGCGATAAGGCCATTCTCATCTCTTAAACTTTCAATATCTTGTGAAGACATTGGGGGCGTTTCATTCGCCTGTACTTGTGATGATGTCATAGTAGTTTTTTGGTTTAACTATAAGTGATTGTACTACCATGTCTAGTAGTAATAGTTTTACCTTGGTTCTTTGATTTAGGTGTACCTTCTTCATTTACACCTAATCTGCTGACAACTGCTTTTTCAGGAGCTACATATCTCCCATTGTTGTCTCTTGGTTTTGTAGTCTTTTTAGACGAGTTGCTCTTGTTGGGCATTTGAATCCATTTGTTGTGAGATAAGACCTGCTTCAGCCTGTTTCTTGGGGTCAAGTAAAGGCGAGCCTACAGCAGCACTACCAAGACTTCTGATAAGTTCTTGTTGTTGTAGTTGCTGTTGCTCCGCAGCAATCTGTTCCCCTGATTTTACCAATGTTTCAGTTTCTATGCCAATACTGGTAGCCAACCTCTTGATAGCTTCATCAACATTGACGTATTGTCTCATGACATCAGACCCTAAAGCAGATGCCAAAGTAGTAATAAACTCAAGTAGTTTCTCCTTATCCTGTCCTCTACCTAGTCCTTGTAATCCTGTGATTATTGAGATACCTACTATATCTTTTGGTAATTCTGGCACTCTACCAGACTTAACTAACAAGTGCATACGTCTTCTTAGATAGGGTAGCTGTAGCTCTGAACTCAGGATAGAGTAGATTCCTCCAAGTGTTGACTCTAGTTCCTGTGTCAGTATCTTTAGCTCTGTACTTGTTACTCTTTCAGCGTCACGTTGTACTGCTTTAGCCATCAAGAAAGCATACTGTAATCTCTGTTCTATTCTTTGTACTGCTGTAAAAGATGTCTGTAAATCTGCCCCCTTTCCTACCTGTAAAACAGATACATCTTGTGCATTACCTTCTCGAATAGCTCCGTTAGGTGCTTTAGCTAGGGTACTAGCTCTGGTTGTACCATTGGGATTTACAAGAAAAACTGTGCGTGCAGACGCAGCAGCATTTTCTATTATTGCTTTCATCAATCCTTCAAGAGAAATTAAATCTCCTCGGTACTCTTCAACGTATCCTCTTCCGTAACTTTCTCCACTAAGTCTAGTAAACCTAAGATTTATAAAAGGACTTACATCTTTCCTTGCTCTACCTTCTGTGTTAGGTATCCTTTCTCCTTTACATTCTTGATGCCAGTTAAAGAAATCTCCATCTCTTTTAACGTGTGTATATATATCTAAATCTTCTTCTAAAGTATTTTGTGTATATTTAGCTTTCTCTTCTAGCTTTGCTACAAAATCAAGTGGCAGTGCTTTACCATTTACTGTTTCTTTAATAATAATTTCTAAAGTATTTCCATTAGGGTCACGTTTACACACATACTTTTCTAATGGATATACTTGTAGTCCTTCAGTTGTTAGATACATTAAAACATTTCCACCCACAATAAGATGTTTCAATGCTTCAAACATTGCGACTCTATCATTCGATATTTCAATCTCACGCATTAAAGCAGCTTCAACTTTGCGTAACGCTTTATCTATTTCTGTTATCGCTTCCTTACCTCCTTCCTCTTGGGCTATCTTTATCATGTCTAACACAAGCTTAAAGAAAGGAATGTTTGTAGGAAAAAGACCTGTCAAAAGTTTTGCAGCAAGGCTGTTAACTCCTGCTGCTCCGATTGATTGATAAGGTGTCTTGATCTTACTTCTTCTCGCACCACTACCACCTGAAGTTTCAGGTATAAGATATGGCAGTGTTAGCTTACTAGACTCCTGCCCTTCTCTTAAGTAGGTTGATCTTTCTTGTGCTAGTTGTTCGTACAACCCTGCTGCTGTTACAGCCGAAGAGGAATATTCCATGTGTTAAAGAGGAGTTCTTAAGTTACCAGATTCAGTTTGTTGTTCAAGTAAAGGTATTCTTAAGGAAGCAGTACCCCTTCTTTTTACTGCCTTTGCAGTTGTACTAGCAGCCTTCTTACCCTTCTTGGCAATGTCTTGTCTCTGTGTACCTGTAACTACTTGGTCAGCAGTTTTCTCTGGGGGTGGTGCTACTGGTTCTGGGTCAGGCAATGGGGGTGGAGGTGGAGGACTTCTGAAGCACATAGTTAGTTACTTTGATTTTTTTGCCTTACTTCTAAGGCTTTTGCGATAGGTACTGATTTTCATTTTCCTTAGTCTACCAGTACTATCTTTTTTTATTGTATATTTACCACCGCTTTTTGGCTTGCTTAACAATTCTTCTGTTCTTCCAAGGTTAGGGTCGTTATAAGTTCCTGCTTTCATTTCTTTATCTATCCTGTTCATTCTCAACTTATCTGTTGCTTTCTCTGTATCCTTTGGGTCATCAACACCTGTCTGCTTTCCTGTTACAACAGGAGGTGCATCTGCAAACTCAGCTTTTTTAGGAGCAGGTGCAGCTTTAGCACCACCACCGAAGAAGCACATAATTAAATACCTTTGGTTGTGTTGTTTAGCATAGTCTCACGTTGCCTTTTCTGTTGTTCAATTAGATAGTCAACAACACTACGTTGCCCTGCTCTATACCATATCTCTCTATCAGATAATGACAAGTCAGGGTGTCGTTGTGGGTACAGATTATCTAAACCTTGAATAAGGTCATCAGTTATCAAAGGTAAGGTGTTGCTTGCCATAGTTTTATGCTACCATTAAATCAATGGGGGTGGTTTCCCATTGGTAAAGCAAACAAAAAAGCTCTAGGTTTTGATGTCTCCTGTCGTTTTCCTAGAGTTTTTTTTATGGATTCCAAAGTTTTACTGTACCTGTATTGTAGTCATAATCTCCCTCTCGTAATATTCTAGTAAGTCTTGCGTTAAGAATTGCATCAGCTAAACTGTAACCTTTCTTTGTATAAGTCTCAGCAACCTTAGACCATAGTGCATCTTGTGTATCAGGAGTATCGGCAAGTATCTTGCTTGCACTGACCATACCCAAACCCTTGACTCCTATGATTCCGTCTGTGCTATCTCCTGCTATAGCCATTTCAAACCAGTGTCGCATAGCTTTTTTCTCTGTAATATGTTCTACTTCTTCAGTGCTTATCAGTAAACAGGGTATAGTTCTCATGTCTTTATCAACTGAAACTATAACTGGATTGTCATACTTACCATTAGTGGCTAGTAATCCGAGTACGTCATCTCCTTCTAAGTTGGGATACGATACACATTCATAGTCTTGTTTGAGTAATTCAATAGTATGTTTCATAGCTAGTGGTTTTCTTTTTCCTATCCTGTGGATTTTATATTCAGGAAATATGTCATGCCTAAATGTTGGGTACTCAGAAAAACACATGACAACATCATGCTTTACTTTCTCTTGCTGTGCTTTAGCTATTGTCTTATATACTTCTAGTCTTGATTCAACGATAGCTAAACAATCCTTTGCATTAGAGTGTAAGGTATGATTCCAAGAATCCCATTGTATCTCTACTTCTCCTGCACAACAGGAAGAGAAGACTAGCCAATCTGCATCAACGAGTAAAGTCATAAATCTCCGAATGTGTTTTCATAAACTATTAACCGACCTGTCTTCTGGTCGTACAATAACTTATCTACTTCTCCTGTCATACCTGTATGTCTTGACTTAAGTATCTTTAGTTGTAGTCTTTGTCTTTCACTAGCTTCGCCTACCTGATTTCTTGATGCACCTAACACAACATCAGATAATT